TCTCTAACTTTCTTAAATATCTTAGCAGACTTAGCAAAATGACAAGTAGCATGATCTGGTTCTTGGGGTATTACATTACCTTCTTTATCATACTTTTTACCGTCTCTATGATTGGCATATCTCCGTGATCTGGTAAATCCCATTTCAAGAAACTTACGACACATGTCCATACCAACAAAATCTTCCTCGTCTCTGTAGTCAAGATACATAGCAAATATCTTGTTAGCAGACTTCACTGCTATGTCAGGGGTTCTAAATTTCCAATGAGCACAAATGTCGTCTGTATAAGGGCGTACCAATAGAACTCCTTGTTCTCCCCTACCAATACGATAAAGTTTGTGAGTTTCTGGATCTGTAAAATCCATGTCTTCGTAAGGTAGTTCATAGCAAAATTCAAGCATTAGGTCGTCTTCCTACAAATCCAAACTCTTTATGAGTTTTCTTTTTAACATCTATGCTAGGAATCTTCTGTTCATTAAAATACACCCAAGGACCTGCTGAGTTATCTATCTCAACGATAGCAGTAGGACGCTCATCAACATACATGTCAACGTCATCAAGATACTCTGCAGCAGTTATAATAGGATCTAGATATTCCTGATCTTTCTTAGACAGTTCAACGAACTTGCCAAAGAATTTTTCGTCCATAATAAAGATTATTCAACTGCTGTTATTCTATCACATATTATTTGATTGTCAACCTGGCGGTGTTGGATCTGCGTTCTCGTATGGTATCGTACCGTCTGGTTTGATGACGTATGCTCTTATATAATGATCTGCGTCTGGTAAGTTCTGTGGTTGTGGGAACCAATCAAAGCAAACGTCTGTTGCCTGTAGTTCTGTTATAAAATAATAGTATATATCTTCTAACTCAAATATCCTGTCAATCTCTGCTTCTGGTAATATAGGTGTATAATATGCAAGTACAGTTGCTTTCTTATCTGCTGATAGTGTATGATATTTACTGTTATCAATCACTACAACAAATTTGTCAGTTGCCTTTGCATAATCAGCAACTAGCATTTCTTTAGATTTTGGATTTAATGATATTAGTGGCATTAGATTTCTCCTTTGTCAATTAAGTCAAGTATTTCATCAAGTTCAGATACAAGTGATGTCTGAACATTACTTGGTGCACTAATTCTAGTAACTTCCATCCCATCAATATTTGTTGTTCCTATTGCCATTGCAAGATAGTTTACAATTCTGGTTGAGAACTTACTGTATACTGACTGTGGTATGGTAAAGAAATGTGATGTAGAATCAAGATATTCTTCACCATCAGCAAGAGCAGCCCATTTTGGTGGTGTCATAGGAAATGGCACTGAGTTAGCAGACATTTTTGCATGATCTTTTGGTATATCTCTTAATTTCTTTCTATATGCTACCCATCTTGCTTTTTCTTCATCAGAACAAGGTGCATCACCAAGTTGTGTCCAGTCACTGTCCATTAATAAGAAGTTTCTGATTAATTTAACTTTAGTCCAGTTTAATATTGATGTCTTTGCAAAATGTCCTGCAAGATTTCTCTCTAAATCATTCTCTTGTCCTTGTCTATACTCTGTCCACTTCTCAATGATTCTGGTAGACATATCCGCAATTTCTGTTGGAAATGGTGATAGGTCAAACTGATATGATACCCACTTATATACTCCAGTCTTCTGATTTCTCTGATACTTAGTCTTATTCATTTTGACAGTATCATCTTTATATTTTACAAATAATTCTAATTTATCCTTGTCAGAATCCCATAGAGGATATAATATTGGAACTATCTCGCTAGCCCAATAATCATCATCTATAGTTTTCATTATACCTTCAAATTGAATGGTCTTGTCAAAGGCATTCAAATATAGTGAAGTTTCTGCTGGTGATGCTATAGTTGCCATTTATAGTGCCTTAATTAAATACTTTACCCTATGGTATTTAGTTATGAGAGGAATGTTATTCTCTGCAGTCACAATTGCAGTCGTAGTTATAGGTGTAGATGATGACATTGTAAATGTACCATCTGTAGTTACGATTCCTGCTTGTTGTGCTGTTACTTCTCTTCTTACTTCATTAATACCAGTATCCAGTGATCCATCTAATGGTGAACCACCCTCGTCTATGTTTCCTTGTAGTGTTGCACCACCAGTAGATATAAATGTTTGTTCAAATCTAGAAGCATAGAATAATGAAATAGCAGCTAGTCCATAATTATCATCAGTTGCTGCTGCAGACTGATATGTCGGTCCTCTATCTTGTTCTATAATTAAGGTTACATCTGTTGCTCTCATCAGATCTCCATCTGGAATACTTAAATCTACTCTCTGCCATGCTGGATTAGTTTCAGATGCCAACAATATCTGACTAAACAATGTAGTACTATTAGATGTTCCCTTTTTATAGAATAAATTTAGTGCTTGGGATGGAGCTTCTCCACCATTTTGTCCACTACCTCTAATAATAGTAAATCCTATGGTATTGCAATCTGTAAGATCAAATGTTCCTACCTCTAACTGTCTTTTTCCAGAAGCATCTGAAGCAGCACCTGTAAATTCTATGTACTTTAATATTTTATTTTGTGTGTTGTTTGGTATACTTGTGGATGATCCAGCAAATCCAAGATTATTTCCAGTTCCTTGTCCAAAATTTCTCTCTTTGATGTTAGGATCTGTTGATGATAACCATACATTTCCTTGTTGAGGTGCACCAATAGGATTTCCATCGGCATCTCCCTCATAATATGTTCCTTGTGGTGATGAAATTCCACCTGGCACCGTAGTTCCTTCTTCTCTAGCAAAATATCTTACATATATCTCTCCACCACCACCATCAGTTCCTGTTCCACCACCTTGACCAGGTGCTTGTAATGATACAACAACATCTGTTTCTATCCCTGCTCCAAATGATATAGAAGCATTGGCACCCTGTCCACCAGCACCACCAACATTATCCCAATAATCCTGACTATATGAGTATTGTATTTTTACATATCCTTTATCTGTTGGTAATGAACCATTTGAGTCTAGGACTACACTAGTAAAATATCCTGCTCTGACTGCAGAAGTACCAGCACGTCCACCAGATCCACCACCATTACCACCGTGACCTGATCCTGCTGATCCTCCTGACCCTGCGTTATCTTCAGTGATGACACCACATCCAGCACCACCGCCACCGCCACCACCAGCAGAGCAACTTCCACCACTACCACTTTTACCAGTAGCGAAATCTATAGGTCCGTTGATTATTTTTAATGAATTAATAGATCCTTGTGCGTCACCACCATCATAGCAACCGTCATATGTGCTACCACCGTTGAAACCACCACCTGATCCACCGCCACCGCCTCCACCGCCAGCACCAGCGAATAGGATTCCATTGTAAAATATACCTGAGACACTACCGCCAGAACCACCAGTAGCACCATTTCCCCATGCACCATAACCACCAGCACCAGATAAAGTTCCAGTAGCACCAGATACACCAGATACAATTCCTGGTTCATTTCCTGTACCAACACCACCTGGCCATGGAGGTCCCCATGGATTTCCTGTAGCAGGGTCAAGACCCGCTGTACCAGCTGCTGAACTTCCTGATCTTCTGTTATAACCAGATCCACCACCATTACCTAGTTCCCAGTTTAATGTTCCACCAGAAGCATTGAAAGTTCCAATTATTCTTTGACCTCTACCACCTACACCACCAAGTCCACCTTGTCTGCCAGTTGCTGTTTTTGGCCAACCTTCAGAACCGTTCCATAGTGGCCAAAATCCAGTACAACCAGAGTTAGCATTACCATTACCAGAACCACCTCCACCACCAGATATTTCAATGTTAATGGTTCTACTTGTTTCATTTACTACTGATTCTGGTACTGCCCATGATCCATTTGATGTATATGTTGTTTCTGGTTCAGTTACACTAATACTTTTTGTTTGTGCTGTTCCAACTCCACCTGTTGTAAGTGCTCCTTGTGGTAAACTAGGTGTTCCATACATTCCACCACCTAAAACATCATTACCACCAAGACCTTGCATACCACCATCTTGACCATCTTGACCATCTACCCACCCTACATTAATTCTAGCGTCATCTATCAATGCCTGTGGTACTTCAATTGTTCCTCCAACACCACCAGCACCACCAGCAGCACCAGATGCTCCACCAGTACCACCTGTGACCTTAACTGTATAAAAAGTACCATCAACAGTTATACCAATTTGTGCATATCCACCATTTGTGCCAGGATTATCACTATCCGCACCACCACCGCCAGGTGCTTTAAGGGTGATCTGACATCCAGCAATTGTTCCTTGACTTGGATTTGGTTTTGTTACAGTTGTTCCAGCAGTTCCAGTAAAAGTTTCTTCTTTTATTGTAGTGGTATTACCTGGTATCTCAAATGTTTGTTCTTTACCACCTACAGTTGTATTAATATCAACAACATATATTCTTGGTGGTTCTGTAATTTCTGTCTCAGCAAAATAACCATTTGCTAATTTAACATTCATACTTGAACCACTAGCATTTGCAGTACCAGGTATTTCTCCATCTCTTGGTAATACATTGAAATTAGTAAGACTAAATCCATCTGCTACAATAGTAAAGTTACCAGTAAATTCTGTTGGAGAAGCATTACTTACAGTTACAATATCACCTACTGAGAGGTTATGGTTTCCATCTGTATTGACTGTTATAAATCCACTACTAGAATCATATGTTATAGAAAGAACAGGAATTACTGCTGACTCTGATACCATATATTGATATTGTTGACCACCAGTTGTTCCTGCTGTTTCTCCAATACCATTGGTATTACCATATGTTGCTGTCTGTGCATTTGGTAGTGGTACACCAATCAAACCATGTGAATGACCTAATGCACCACCAGCAGATCCATTTGGTTCAAATAAATTGATGTTTGCTCTACTATTAATATAAGTTACAGCAAACTTATCAACAGGAGTACCACTCAATTCTACTTGTTTTGTCTGATCAACTTCTACTGATAATATTCTATGACTGTGTGTAGGAGGGAATGGAAAAACATAATCATCCATAGGTCCTACTTTATATTTTACAGATCCTGTAAGATATGATGCAATATCTGCTGAAATTGAATTATATCCTGTGCTTTTAACATCACCAATTACAAAGAACTCACCACCATCAATTAATGTATCTTTAGGAATATACCATTGTCCACCAGTCTGTCCAACAAAGTTATTGATTGCATTCTCTGGTGTTGATGTTCCTGCTCCGTTTACGTTACCAAATCCAAGTATCTTTCTTTGTCTGTAATCTGGTAAAGCAAATGTTCCAATATTATATGGAAAATCTCTTAAAGAAAATGATTTTTGTACAAAAAGATCAGGATGTGCTGGTGGTCCGAATACTTGGGCAAAGTCCCATGTGAGGTCGGATTGATTTACAGTTGATAAGTCAATATTATCTGGTAGTGTTACTTCATATGCAAATTCATTTGTTCGTGCTTGTGCACTAACATCTTCTGTTGGATCAGATATTTGGTAGAATGTCTCTTGATTAAATATACCAACAACTGAAAATACACCATATGGACTTGTTATTAGATTATTAAATCTAAACACTGCACCAAATGGATATGGTCTTTTTACATTTACCTTGTTATTACTAGAGTCCCAATAAAACTGGAAGAATAATTTATTGTTTATAACAAATGATTTTCTTAGTCCACCAGGTTGATTTGTTTGTGTGATATTAACTGCTGTAGAACCACCGTAGGTATTCTGTATAATGCTGTATAATTCTGGATAGTCACGAATTTTAAGTTCTGATCCATCACAATATAAATGTTGTGGATATGTATATTCGGGACCGTTTGCAGCAAGATTTACGTCAGCAAAGACAGGAAGAATTGATCCGACAGGAGAGTGGTTACCAGTCTTATCGGAATAATAATTAGAATATGAATTCCTGTATGTTGCCATATTAATATTTAATTAAAAATTCTTGAACTAGAAATGGTTGTATGTAACCATCTGCCTTGTTTTCCTCGTTTACATCTATCTGAATTGTAGATGTTATCGCATCGGCAGGAATATATGTTGGTTTTGTTACAACATTAAAGTTATGCGGATCTTGAAGGAAAGGCATAAAATGTTTATGTATGCAATCTCTACCAAACTCTTCAACATCAGTTACTGTATTGTTGAGAGCAGCAAAAGCAGGATTATCTGCTCGTGAGTCAAATGGCACTTGAGTTGCTTTATCCACGAGGGCTGGTGTATAGTTTGCTGCTAATTTAGCATGAGTATCTGGTTGTTTAGTGTCAACATAGTCATTACAGTCTGCACCTCCTGCGTTACACCGAGGTCCTGTTCTACATGTCATTTCACCAGTATACTGCAAATTTCCACAAAATCCTGTTTGTCGTGGTTGTCCCTCCTGATTATACATAGGCCATCCTAACTGAGTTCCATTAGCATTACATCCAAACTGGTATGTTTGTCCTGTTGGTGTACCACTTCCATCTGGATTTAATATAGGAATATCGCCAGGTACAAGACATTGACCCTGATTTGCAAAATCACAACCACTCCAACATCCACCAAAATAGAAATATGTTTCCTGACTAGGACCACCAAATGGAAATGTTACACATCCGTTTGCTTTGTTTCTGTTTGGCATTTGTAGAGCAACTTGCTTAGATGCAGCTGCTTGACATAAATCTTGTCTAGTGTTGTCTGCCCATGGTATGATGCATAATGTAGACTTAGATTCGTATGCATTTCTACCAAATAAAGAAAACTCACTTGTTGGTGATGCAGTTCTTGATCTTTTACCATCATGAAAGTGAGCATGTGGTTGGAATGCTGTATGTAATACTTCTGTTTCTTCTGTATAGTTACCACTAGATCTAGCAAAACCTGGTTGTCCAGTAATTTCTAATGTTTGTGCTGGTAAAAAGAAGTTACCTTGATATTGTATCTCAAAAGATGTACCTATATTGCTACTGACTTCTAATCCTACACCAGATTTTGTTATCTCTTGTCCTGCGTCATTATTCAAATATGTATCCTGATAGTCTCCTAAGTTTGCACTAAATGATGTCTTGGTAGACTTTGCACTAAGATCTGGTACTTGAAATTGATTATCAAGTAATGTAGTATCTGGTTTTTTATATCTACAATTTGTTCCTACGCCCAATATAGAAGCAAGTTCTGGAAAGTTTTCTGCAAGATAAACTGAACCATCACATCTCAGATAACCAGCAGGAAGAGTCTGATATAATGACACATCTGAGGGATCATTAGATGTTAACTGTTTAGACCAGTTTATAATAGAACCAGTGAGAGTTCCTAATTTTCCTTTTTCTTTTGAATATAATACTGCCATTAGTATGCTCTGATGATATACAGTACGACTAAGGATGGTGTGTTAGGATTGATCTGCACACTAAGTGCTCTGTCAACATTTATAGGTTGTATGTTTCCAGTAGTCATATTATTTATGAGTATAGTGCTAGGCAAATTCATTTGTCCATTAGTCATTGTTATGTCAATGGTGAAATGATTGTGTGATCCTAATGTTGCATCAGTAAAAGCATCACCACTATGATTCAATGTGGTAGGATATGGAAAATCTCTACCAACTGCTGTATCAGGTGCACCATAATAATCATTTTGGTCTCCTATTACAGGAGTTGTTCCATCACTTCTTCTTGCTAAAGGAACTTGATCTGATGCGTAATAGTTTTTCTGTCCTAAGTATACACCAGGTGGTGGGAATGGTGCTGTGACTGCTGCCTGTTGTACCTGTGATACACATGAGTTATCATCTGCATATCCAGTTCCAGCAGTACCAGTTGTATTTCCATAAGCTGGAATATTTCTATCAAGACTTGGTACTAATGGTATAACTTCAGATGAATTACCAAAATGTCTATGTCTATCACATTCAACTAATGATGTTGCTGCAGGGTCATATGCAGTCCAAAAAACTTCACCAGTTTTAAATGTATCTGCAAATGGTTCATCATTAGATAAACCAAAATCTGATCCTGTTGAATATTCCTGACCTTGAGCCTCAAAAAATCCTGCTTCAAACAAACCCACATAAGAACCACCTAGTTCTACAGATGGATAAACACTTCCATCTGATGGTCTTGGATGTGTATGTGTTGCAGTATGTTCAACACCTAGTTTTCTAGGTATAGTTCTAATAGTATCAAAATATGATGGTTCTTCTAAAGTAATTCCTTTTATTTTTCCTGATAGTTCTGCCTCTGGATTAGTTATAAATTCTGCATCAATATATGACAACACATTTGATAATGGTTGATTACCTTCAAATCCATTTTTTGAAATATATTGTCCTACAACACTCAATTCTAAACCTGTTAATAGACTACCCTCTAAATCCATTGGCACTTGCTGATTCAGTAGTGGTAAATTAAAAACATCATCATCGTTGTAACTTGGATATGAATTAGATATACCAACGAATGGTTGACCTGGTTCTACTACAGGACCATATTCATTACCTAGTATCTGTGCGAGTATTGGATAATCTTTTGCTTTGAGTTGATTCCCATTACATACTATCCATCCCTTTGGTATGGCATCAGCAGACAGTGCTGAGGTACTTGTACTACCAGTCCATGGCATAATTGTACCGACTGGACTGGCTTTTGCTGCTTTTATCCGATTGTAACTTGCCATTTATTATACCTCCATTAACCACCAACCTTGTACGCTGGTTGGGATGCCGATTTGATCATTACTATCAACTGCTC